ATTTTTTCAGTGCGGTCTTTTTCTGCTTCAGCCATTGCTTCATTGTAATTTTTGTTTGCTTCAGCCAAAGACTCATTCATTTGAGTATTGACTTCAGCCAAAGACTCTTTAAGATCTGTTGAAACTTGTGTAAATGATTTCATCAATTCACTGGTTGCAAGTTTTCCGCCAGCGTTCATTGTTTGGGCAAGAGCGTCTAAGCCAGTTTCAGAAACACTTTCTACTTGACCATACAAAGACTGTAATTCTTTTGTTGCGTCAGGAGAAGCGGCTTTGAGCGCTTCAGCAATCTTGTTACCCGCTTCAGGGCCTTGCTTAACAACTTCTTCAATAAATACCTGGCTGTAACCCATGCCTGCAAGAGTCGCGGCATTAGCCTGTAATTCTTTAGCGGCGTTTAATTTATTTTTAAGATCCGCAATAAGTTTGTCAGCGTTATCTGCGCCACCCTTAAATGCGTCAGCCAAGTCAAAACCAGTCTTAGATGCAAAAGCATTACGCAAACGATCCATTGACTGTTGAATAATGTTAGCCTGTTTTTCAGCCGCGGCTTTTCTTAGATCAGCAGTTTTATCAGCCGCTTTTTTGTTAATGTCGGCAAGATCGTCATTAAGTTTCTTTTGAAGATCCTTACTTTTATCTGCATAATCTTTTTCAATTTGCGCTAAAACTTCTTTGTTGCGTTTTTTAGCCGCTTCTTCAGCCTTGCTTCTACGGCTTTCGGCTTCAGCCTTAGCCTCATCAAAACGCTTTTGCGCTTGCTCATTGGCTTCCTTAAAACGCTTGTTAAGATCAGCAACCTTCTCGTCATAATCTTTATGCGCTTTAGCCATGACTTCATTGCGTCTCTCCAACACTTCTTTAGCCTTTTCGTTGGCTTCAGCAATTACTTCATTGATTTCTTTATAGACTTTTTTGACATCTTTTTTATAGCCTTCAATTTTCTTTTTGGCTTTGTCATCAAGTCCGCCGCCTCCGCCGCCGCCGCCGCCGCCGCCGCCGCCGCCAGTATCGCCCTTTTTATCAGCGTCTTTTCCTGCTTTAGCCGCTTTATTAGCCGCGTCTGTAAAACTATCTACCTTGCCTTTGAGTCCTTCAATTTTTGCGGCAGTCTTTTCAGCAAAATTACCTACACCTTGAATTGCACCATTGACTAATGCAAGTCCTTGTTTAGCCGCGCCACCAACACCAGGCAATTTAGACATAACACCTAAGAACAATTTAAGAGGCCCTGTTATCACCTTCATAATAATGGTGATCATTTCGCCCCATGCGCGGATCATAAAGGCTACATAACTAAGAACGGCCTTAGCCACAATTGCTACGCCATTTCTGAATGTTTCGCTCTTTTTGTACGCAACAACAAACCCTGCAACAAGCAAACCAATAGCCGTAACAATAATGCCAATTGGGTTTGCTCGCATAACTGCATTAAGTCTTAACATAGAAGCCGCAAGTCCATTAGTAGATGCAATAGATGCTAATTGCCCACCAGTAAGAAGAACTTGTGCAACTTTAAGAACAGTCATAGAAACTGCAACTAATTTTTGAATGGCTAAATAGGCTTTGTAAGCGGCAACGCCTCCCAGGATTGCACCAGTTAATACAAGAATGACCGTTGAATTATCTTTTACAAATTTACCTAAAGAGCGCAACCCTGGAATAAGTTGATCAGTTAAAAAGTCTGTAATCATTTTAAGAGCAGGCAATAACTTCTTGCCTAAATCTTCTTTAAGTTGATCAAAGTCATTTCTAAGAACTTGCATACGGCCTTCAGGCGTATTGCGTAATTCCGCATTGAAATCTTTGTATGTTGAATTTAATACTTCAACAATAGCCGCGGCGCGTTGCGCTTCTGTTCCTGATGAAATTTGTTTCTTTGTAGTCTCATCAAGCACAAAACCCACTCTTGTCAGAGAACCAAAGTTACCGTTAAGAGCCTGCGCCAATCCGTTTGTCATTTGCTTGAATTCATCAGCGCTTGCGTTAGCGCCTTTTTCAGCGGTGACATAATCAAGGATTGCAGGTGTCAATCTTTCAATAGTGTCAGCCTGCAAATTAAATGTTGCCAACTGTGATTGTGTTTGGGTGATGTTGCCCGCAGTCACAACGCCTACATTTTGCAAAGCCTCTGCTTGCGCATTAAGCGCGGCTATCTGCTCATCAGTTGCGCCAGTACCAACTTTCATCAATTGATACAAGCGTTGCTGTTGCGCTTCTGCTTCTTGCGCTTGCTGTATTACATCTCTACCAAACTGCAAAACTTGAGTACCAGCAAAAGCAATACCAAGAGATGCTCCAATTTGCTTTACCTTAGTTGCAAAATTAGCCATGCCGCTAGATGCTGTTTGAACAGATTTATCTACGCCCTTGATAGCATTTTCAGCCTGGGCTAAACCTGTTTTTAAGCCTTCTACATCTGCCTGTAATTTAATGAGCATTGGTGGAATTAGATCAGCCATGATTAACTCCCCAATTTCTCTTTAACAGCGGTTGTAAAGATCCTGTTAATTTTGCCACTTCGCAATAGCATCAATGCCGCAGGTTCTAAGTAAGGGTATTTTACCCCTGGCGGCCATTTTCCACCGCCCTTTTCTACCTGACGGGCATAGATCATTGTTGGCCCAACTTCAGCGGTGTAAACACCTAAGCCAACACGGTAAGTAGTTTTAATAGATCTTTTTAGATTACCTGTAACAGTGTTAGGCCCTGATCCGCCAACATGTTTTGGCGGAGTAATTACTAAATAAGGCCTACCGTTTTTACTTGTGCGCTTTTCATAACTGCGTGTGCCTTGAAAATTTAATTTTGCCTGGCGCTCTACTGCAAGGCCAACACGCATAATTCCTAATTGCGCGCCTTGTTCAATTTTTTCAGCCGCTCCATCAATTGCGGCGAGAACATCTTTAAGGTTCTTGATGACAATTTCAGCCATTTCACAACCCTTCTGTTTTCACCTCATCAACGGTTCTAGCAATTGCTATTAACCAATCTGCCGTACTAGCGGGCAAGTTATCTACCTGTTCAGGTGTCCAACCAAACCGCTCTGCCATTTGGTAGTAATACCATTGCTCATCAGGATAAGAGAACGCCTCATGGCGTTCCCCACCCTGAAGTAACCATTTTAGGCGTTGGAGTTCTCGCCAGGCGCTTTTGGGTCTGCCTCTGTCTGTGGCGTTTCAGCCAAGTTAGGAAACAGATACTTTTGCGCGTCTTTTGTGTGATCTACCAAAGCATCATAATCAGTCATTGTTAATTCATCTAATGACTCAAGTTTGATTGATGGCGGGATTAAATCAAATGACCATGACTCAACAAGCATTGCAATAAGTGCATCACCTAATGCAAGTGCCTTTGTTAAATCTCCACCAATAGCGTTATCCGCTGTACGCATAACATTTTTACGATCTTTTACGCGTAATGTTGTTGGATCTTTAAGAACTACTTTTGCGCCTGATGGCAGTGTTACTTCTTTAGACATGTTGCCTCCTGTTGGTTTGCCTTCCTTAATCATACATAAAAGGAGAGCAAGCGGTGTGGGAGAGCGGGAAGGCAATCGCCCTCAACCACACCGCCGCCCTGATCTAGTTATGCGTATGTACCTGAAGCCTTAGCGTTCTGCAACACCCATTTGATAGGTGAGAAGCCGCCTGAAGAACCAGCATCAGTTGTGTTTGATTGCGCGTTAATGTCCACGGATACCTGTACAAAATCTTCACCGCGTTCAATCACACCAGTGGTGTAAGCGCCCTTAGTAAGAGTTGCCTGGATTTGAACCGCAGAAGCACCAGCACCATAAGCCCAGTTAAATACAAGAGCAGGTTGTGAGTTGTTAAGGAAGTTAAGCAACTGTGAGTCATTGTCCATGACAAATGTAATCTTGCCTGTTACTTCCAAAGGCCCTAGAAATACCTGGTATGGATCTTGTGTATTTGAGATGCCATAGATAGGTGTTGCAGGGCGCTTCATGTCAATGTTGCCAGTCATGGCTGTTGATACGGCAGATCCACCAATTGAAACAGTACCGCGCCACACTGGTGTAGGTAGAACTGTTGAAAATGTAGGTGTTGGATCTGAAACAGTTTCAGACTGGAAACCAGTGCTTTTTGCATCATACTCAAGCATGCCGTCTGCGTTGAACTTCAATGAGAAGTCAGAGAATTGGCAACCAGGGTATGAGCGAACATCTACGGCATAAAAGTCAGTCAATGTGTAAGAAATTGGCTGAACATCTCCACCTGATGTAAGGCTGTTAAATAATGAGATTGTGTGAGTGTAAGGTGCAGATGCGCCAGTAGTTGCTACTGATCCTAAAACACCTGCAATTGCGTAGCCTACGGTGTCTGCAAATACTGCTCCACCAAAATCTACTGTTGAGCGTGTACGGCCTGGAATGTAGTTGTAGTTAAGTACATTTGAGCCACGCAAGCCTGTGTCATAAAGTGGATCAACAATGTCCACTGGCTTTAGGTTGTCCTTCATTACTGGAATGAAGTCGGTTGGTGCTACTGCCGTACCGCGGGTTACTTCTTTAGCAATTCCCAGGTACGAGCGTACGGACTGTTGAACAGACATTATTTCACGCTCCTAGTTTCTTGTCTGACGCGGCAGACACGGTTGTTGTTGGTTCTGTTGGTTTTGTTGGTTCTGTAACTGATGGCTTTGCGCTTGCAGAAATTACATCTACTGCAACAAACCCTTCAGGTGCGTCAAACTCATCACCAGGTTTCACAGTTTTCCCAATGCTAGGGAACACGCGTTCATCAGTTCCGTTGTATTTGTACTTCATCATGCTCCTTATGCCTGGATCATCTGTGTCACTGGAAATTGTATCTCAGCAAAGATTTCTGTAACGCCTTCTTTTTCAGTAGAAGGTTCTCCATAGCGGGCCTGAATAACTGGCTCTGCACCTTGCCAAACTAAATTACCTGTTGGATCGCCAAAGTTATGATCTGACCTCAAGCGCTCTTTGATGTTATCAACGATTGTGTCAAAGTCAGTCATAACATCTTCTGCCTCTCTATGAAAAGAAATGCAGAAAATTTGAACAATTACGGTGTAATCCACACGCTTCCAACCATTAGTTGCCCCACCAATAGCCAAACGGGTTTCATACTCATCAGCAATGTAAACAACAACTGCCGCTCTTGTGGCTTGCCCTGGTTCAGCGTTTACCTGGTAGTTGATGATCTTTGGGAAAGATGTAAAAACCTGATTAACATTTTGAATTTTGGGATTAGCCAAAAACAATGAGAGCGTTTGGCGTACCGCGTTGCGGCCTGTAAGAATAGGTACGGCAGGCATTATCTGATCCTGCGGTACTTGTTCACCATGTCTAGGGCAACGGCTATGTCATTTCCGTAGCGCACTGAACCAGGAATGTTTCCTGCGGGTGAGGTTGTGTAAGCCATAGTAGTTGAAGCATCACCGCGCATTTTGATAAATGCGGTTGTAATTAAAATACAGGCTTGCTTGAGAACGGTTGGTAGGTTGCTAAATGTTGCCCCAACACCATGAGCAAAAAGCATAGGAGAAGCCAAAGGAACTGTTGTTGATCCGTACACATAGTTGCTTGCAACTGTTACGCGCTCAGTTCTCTGACCATCAAAAATGCGGTACTGCTCGCCTGGCAAGATACCTATGCCACTGGCTACGGTTAGGGTGCTATCTCCTGCAAGGGTAGCCACCGCTAATTCTGTATTGGCGTATCCCGCAATGTATGTGTATTTAGTAAATGTGTAATTGCTTTGCCCAATAGATCCGCCAAACTGAAGCGGGCCTTGAGAAGTGTAGTTCCAACCAATTTGATTGCCAGGAATAATGATCTGTTGGCCTTCAAACCATGCAATTGAGCAATCCTGTAATTCATTTAATTGGTTTGGGTTTGCCCCGTAATAAAATGCTGAAAGAGAAACAATAGGAGCGTTGTATGGGTGCAATGCGTAGTACCCACCTGATGCTGAATAGCGTATGCGTTGTGTTTCTGTGTATTGACTAGCCACAAGATTTTGGTTGAGGTACTCATTCATGTATGAAGAAGCGCGCAAAATAACTTCTGCAAGTTCTGCGTCTTGTGCCGCGGCGTTACCGCCTACAACCAACATGTCATAGTTAATTGCCGTTGGCGCGTTCTTGTACTCCGCCACACTAATGTATGGGTTTTCATTACTAATGTCGGGCGTGATACCTACGGCCATTATTTATTCTCCATCTCGCTGTGTTTCTTGTGACTGGTATCCGCAACGCCCACACTTGCGAAACCAACCCTCAAAGCCACATTCTACGCAAGTAAATCCGCGCTTGCGGTCATCACTAGAAATAGGATTTAGTGCCGCTTCAAAAAAACCTTCAGCCTTCATTGCCTTCTGATGTGCCTTATTTTCTACATTGTAAATACCCTGGCGATCAGTGAAATAACTTTTGCCGCCAATAACAGTTTCTTTTACACCCTTATCAGGTGCTACCCATCTTGCCATTTTGCCTCCTAGTTAATTGGGAAAGGGTGCGGTTTCAAGGCCGCACCCTTCCCTTCTTATTAAGTTGTAACTTACGCTGTTTGAATTCCTGAAACTGCGCCGTTCCATGCAGGAGCGGTGCAGAAGAAAGTTCCGCGGAAGTAGGTTGAGAAGTCATAAGTGAACTGAGTTACTGGCCACTGGATACCCATGTAGTCCTGTACCAAGAAGTTCGCCCATACATCAGAAACCTGTGTATCAGGAATTGGCAATGTGAATGAAAGAACAGGTGCAACACCTGAGTTCAGCCACGGGTGAACCATGATGTCCACTGCCTTGCCTGTTACTTCGTTCTGAAGTCCTGTGACAATAGAACCGTATGTAGTTCCATCTGCGCCAGGGTTGTTAATTACCAAACGGTAGTTAGCGGTTGATCCACCCTTGATTGCATCAGATAGTTGCTTACGGTCATTTCCGTTCATGAGAACCATGTCAGGATCAGCCTTTACATTCTGATACAACTCAGCAAATACATCTTGGAATTCCACACCTGGGTTAGATGTTGAGAACGCCGCGTTGATTGCGTTGTTGAAGCCAGTGTTAGGGCCTAGAACTGTTGGAAGAATTCCGTCATAACCAGTTGCGTAAGCAGATGTATCAGCGTTAGCGCGTGAAGCCGCTGGGCCTGATGTTGAGAACGCAAAGTTATTTGCAGGAAGGTTTGTTGCAGAAGCGCCCTGAACAACAACTGTTGTTCCGCCCTTTACTGTTCCAACCAACTTGCAGTTTGCTGTTCCTGTTGCAGTTCCAACATAAACATTGTAACCAAGTGCGCCAACTGATCC